TTCCGGTCGCCGCTGTAACAGAACAGGTGCGTACCGCTGGCTTTTCCATTGCAGGCGTTGGAATGGATGGGGACGTGCAGGTCAGCCTTGAAGCGGTTGGACGCCGCCACACGGTTCTGCATGGTGTCGTACTGGCCCAGCATGACCTCCACACCGGAGCGCTCCAGCGCCGCCTTACACGCCCATGCAATGCGCCCGCACTGCACGTCCTCGGTGGTATTGCCCACCGCGTAGGTGTTGCGCCGCTGGTCGCTGGGTGACAGATATACCCGCTTAGGCATGGCTCTCACACTCCCCGCCAAGAACGTTGTAGCCATCCTCGTAAATTACGGTCAGGCCGTAGGCAATAGCCGCCTCGTGTTCAATGCGACAGCCACGGGTCTTTTCCCAGCCGTGGCAGAAGTATGCGGCATGGCACAGGCTCATGTTTTCCAGAGATTTTGCCAAGAAGCACAGGGGAATCTGCACCACGCCCCGCTCCTTCATGCTTTCAGCGCTGTACCAATCGTCAGTGAACAGCGTGTTCACGATCTCGTAGCCCCGCTCCTTCAAAGCCGCAATAGCCTTTTCGCGGGTGAAGACGATTTCTTCCTGCGTCTTTCCAGCCATCGGCTGAGACAGCATTGCTTTCTTAGCCATTGTTGCCAACCTCCTTGTGGTACTGCGCCGTGCTGATGCACAGCACAGCGCCCAAGAACGTGTCCACAGCGGTGATGGTCGTCACTACCTCATCGGGATAGGGCCAAGACCACACCGCCGCCAGCGCCGCGTACAGCGTGGCCACGGCGGGCAACACGATGATGACCAGCCATTTCAGCACATCATAGACCTTGTTGTTCAGCTTCATATTTGCATTCCTTTCCGGCCTGTCGGCCTGTCAAATTTTGCGGATCGGCAGCTTCCGCACTTCCTCCATGACGCGCTTTGCGCTGCCGTTGCCGCCCATTTTTTCATAGGGGGTGTACAGATAATCGTTGAGATTCTCGTACTCGTCCTGCGTGATGTTCCCGCGGTCGACGTACACCATACCCAGATGTATGATGCGGTCATGGGCAAGCCCCACCAGCATCTTGCGCTGGGCGTCACCCTTGTCGACGCGCTTGGCCACCACGGCCCACAGGCCGCTGCTGGTCAGCACCGCCACTACGAGGGGCACCGCGATCTGTACCCAGATGTCCACGCCTTCACCCCCTCACAGCTCCGCCGACAGCAGGGACACCGCGCCCGCGTTGAGGGCGGCGGCGGTCATGCCGTGGCTGGCCTTGGCGGCGGAGATCATCACGCCGTTGGCCCGCGCCGCCGTGACGGCGAACGTGAAGCCCGTCTGATCCGTGCCGCCCATAACGCTGCGCACCTTGAAATCATCCACAACGATGGTGGGCTTCGCCCGCATGGTCACGGGCAGCGGCACAAAGAAGAAGATGGTGCCCGTGCCGATGATCACGGCCTGCACCAGATCCGACGCCAGCGGCACCAGATACCGCTGGCACCGCGCCAGCTCCGCGCCGTAGTCGGGCAGCTGGTTCAGCTCCCACGCGCCGCCGTACAGATGCGCCAGCGTCTGCACATCGCCCAGCTCCAGCTTGGCGGCGATGAGCTTCGTGCCCGCCGCCGTGACGGTGAAGGTCTTGGTGGTGCTGTCGTAGCCCACGGGAACGACGCCCTCCTCTGTCAGGGCGGTGGCCGTCACCGTACCCACCGGCGCGTCCTCCAGCACCTGCGCCATGGTGCCGTTGAGGGTGATGCCGTCCGCCCCGATGGTCACGGAGCCGCTGACCAGCTTCCACCCGTCCAAAAAGTACCCGGCGGTGCTGATGGTGCCGCTGACGCCCCGCTGATTCACCGGACGGCCAAAGTACCAGTTCCGCAGCAGGTTGGGGTTACAAGGAAACGCCTTGGTAGCAATGACGCTGCCGCTGATGGAGATGTTCTCCCCGGCTGTCAGCGCCTCTTGCTTGCCCTCCAACACAGCCTGTACGCTTCCGCCGCTGCTGGTTGGGATATCCTCCGCCGACAGGGACACGTTGCCGCTCTCGTCGGGGGATTTTTCGTTGACAGAGCTGACAGACCCCGCACCGTCGATGCCCATTCGCGTCACGGAGTAGCTGACGGCGGGGCTTCCGGTGTTGAACGTGGTGGTGACTTTCGTCCACAAATATTTGCCCTGCGGTACGGTGGGGATTGTCGTACTCCAACTGCCACTGGGGACAATCGTCCCGGAATCAGATACCATGTACTCCACCGTTGTACCCGTCACAGTGGCGGCGGCTCCGGTGTCTCCCTTTTCTCCCTTGATTTGATACCACGTGTATTGCTGCCAGTCATCCGGGGCTTCTGCCGCCGTGCCGGAATACACGCCCATCCACGCATCCGGCAGGTCGCCCATGCTGTGGCTGCCCGCCGTGGGCTGCTGGCTGGCGTATTTAATCCACACGTGGCTGTCATCACCCTTGTCGCCCTTGGCTCCGTTGTACACGGCGAAGTCAAAGAAAGTCCCGTCCGTGCGCGTAAAGCGGTAGTTGTCCACCAGCCCCACCGTGGACAGTTTTTCAAAGTTTGTCAGGCCGTTGCCGTTTGTCACGGTAAAGGTTTTCGTGGTGGTGTCGGCCAGCGTAATGGTGTAGGTGTCCACAAGCCCATCCGTACCGGTTTTGGCAATATTGGAAATACCGCCGTGACCGTCAGCCGCCGCCGTCAGCCAGTTTAATAGCGTCTGCCCTTGCAGGCGCTTTGCCGTGCCGTCCTGTTCCAGCACGAACATGTCTGTTGACTTGATCTGCTCCGCTGCTACCAGCTCGGATATCGCTTTATCAGCCATTGTCAGCGTCCTCCTTGTTCTCAGTATTCATCGCCGCCGTCAGCGCTTCCAGCGCATTGATACACGCCAACAGCCGGTCAAGGTTGCTTTTGCCCCGTACCTCCACACCGTTCAGCGTAGTGATGATGGCAGATAAGGTTTCTTTCATGTGCATTATTTCTCCCCCTCATACGGTCGCCGCAGCGCTACACGCACGGCGCTGGAATCGTTGTAGGCGTATTCAACGCCGATAACCTTCGTGTATCCGTCATAGACTGCCGTTTCGCCGCCCGCAATGTATTCCATGTGCCGAGTGTTGGCGGACGCGCTGAACGCAGTCAAAGCGTCTATCAGAGTCACACCCAGAATATCCACGTACAATATGCCAACAGACGCCAAACCGCAAAATGGGCAGTCATACGCAGTGCCATTGGCAATTTTGAATTTTGGCATAGCTCTACGCCCTCCCAATCACATAAGTTGCCGCATCTTTCTTCATCGGCCTATAACTGTCGCCGTTAATGATAAAATTGTTTCCCGCAACAGTTAGCGAGGATATTTCTGCGATAGCGGCGTACATCCTGTTCGTCCACAGCTTTTCGGATTGAACTTGCCCGGTTACGACCTTATTTGCATAGATCACATCCGCAAAGTAACCGTTGATTGTGCTATTACATGTGCTCGGGTAGACTGACCCGGACGTGATATGCCTGTTCACAATGGCGTCTGTTCCGATCTGGCCGCCGCCAACAGAAAAGCTTGCAAGTCCCGCTCCGTCAAAATACCCAGCGTTGCCGCCGTAGTCGATGCTCCCAGCCTGCACCGTTCCCAAAAATTTGCCGCTGTAGGCGGTCAGATTGCCGCTGCTGTCAACCGTGAAATACTTGCCAAGCTGGATACCGTTTGGGCCAAAATAAATGCCGTTGGTATTCGTGCCGCCCCATGTCTGGCCGTTGGTACTCAGATATCCGTTTTTGATCGTCAAGCCACCAATAACGCCGCTGGTGGCGGTGATTTTACCCGTAACACTCAGCCCGCTTTTATCGGCTTTCAGCACCGTACCGCCGTTGCTGGTCAGCGTCCATCCGTCCGCTGTCAGGCTCCATCCGAAACTCGCATTATCTCCGCCCTTGCGGTCTACCTTGGCGCTGATTTCTCCGGCCTGAATGTTCAGCGCCGCCCGCAGCGTCTCGTCATCCGCTTTTCGCGCCTCCACTTCAGCACTGATTCGGCCGGCAATAACAAGTAGGTTTGCTTTAGTCTCCTTATATTGCCGCTCCGCTTTCCGTATAGTAGGGGGCTTGTATTCGTACTTATAGTTGATTTTTTCCCCACCCGGGGCGGAAATGTTGGCCGTATATAAAGGCCCATGCAAAATATCTTTTTTATAAATGCCACCGTATACGCTTCCACCGGAAAATGCGTCACCGAGTTCTACCGCAGGGTTAATATGTGCGCCTGATGCCGTGTACGGTTGATACTGGAATCCTCGGACGCTCGACAAGATTTTATTTGCCATTTCTTGTGTGCCCCACGGGCAAAACAATTTCAGCGTTTGTCCTGTATCGGTGCCTGCGTTATATTCCATTTCGTCTGATACGGAAATCGTGACCTTGGAATATCCATCAAACGTGTTTTGTTTTTCTAACGATGATACGTTTTTTCTTACGTTTATTACATCAGACAACGATTCTGTCACCTCCAAACGTTATGGCAAATCCAGCATTGTCGATCAGGTATCTCGTTTCCTTCGGTATGTCCCAAAAACAAACGAGTTGCAGTTCTCCGGTTTCACTCATGATAAAGCAGCCTGCATACATTGCTGCAATATACGACAAATACTCTCGACACGAATATGTAGTGTTATATTGCACGAGGTATGCGTTTTTCATTGCGTTTTTTGTGCGTTTATCCACCGTAACGCCAAGAGCCGATGCAATTTCTCTTACAACATCGATGTCCTTTGCAGGCCACGTTAGATTTGTGTTTGACGGGTAATCTTGTTCAGAAAACAGAAGTGCATCGTATCCGTGGATGCGAAGCCATCTAACATCATCGTCTTCTGCATCTTCTTCAATCGAATCGATGAAGAAAACGCCTTGAGGGAGCCATTCAGAAGCACGTGTGCCGTCTGTGATTCTTGCATAAATTCCGACACGGGAAAGACCAGGTATCTGCACAATCGGCTTTAACATTTTTATGTTTACTTCACGACTAATGCAGTTCCCACAGGACGGCTCATCTCCATCAAATAGGCCCCCAGATGTTTCCACACTTGAGAGCATATTTGCCCCGTATCCTCCATCGGCGCCAGAAGTCGCTATAAGTATTCGTGTACCGCCAAACGTTATACGATCTCCTGTTTTTTCTACGAGAAGTCCTGATTCCCCAATTGCAACTCTTGTTTCAACGGTATAGTCCCCAGCCAGTAATTCCTTGTATAGTGCAGATGTCTGTTGCATTTTTCTGCTCCTTTACTTTTCGACAAGCGGGAATGTAATGTCTGTCCAGATGGATTCACCGGTTTCAGGATCAATCGTAGAAATCGTAGACGGCACATTATTTGAATAATACTGTGCAGATACAATTTCATGTAGCGGATGCAAATTTGTCTCAACAATTACAAACTCCGGAAGGATCAACCTCATCAGATCAATCTCGTCTGCGCGATGCAATGGCAGGCATTTTACAGTTGCCTTATACTTAATGGCTACCCGTCCGCGATGCATCGTGCCATCCATTGTTCTTCCAGCCTTGTCACTATCCAAATCGCTTCTTGTCCAAACGATGCCGCCATTTTCGATTAAATGCATAATGTCTGTCCCGTCAATTTTGAAATACGGTTTTGCCATTCTTACACCCCCAACGCACGCTGTCTATTTCTTTGCTGTCGCGTGATTTCAGGAGACAAGACACGCGCCAGCTGTGCAAGGTCACCGGTGAACTTAATCGTGATGTCCTCCCCACCACCAAAGTTGTTTATCTCTTCGCGTACAATCTGACGGATAAGATCTGCTGGCGCTTCGATATTTGTCCCGTTTCTTTGGTCGCCCAGAACCGCCATAAACTTTCGGTTTGGTGGGATAACAGCCCCCTGTGCCAGCCGGGGAATGTGCACTTCCGGTATTTGCGGTATGCCACGAAATTCAATCCCGATGAGGTCAAGTCCCTTTGCCAGCAAGCTGTTCTCCAGCAGGGAGTTGAGCTTACTTATAAGCCAGTTGATGCCTTTGATGATAAGGTTTACAGTCGACTCAAAAACGCCTACGATGGTATTACAGATACCCCGGAAGATTTCTTTGATACCTTCCCACGCTTTTTCCCAGTCCAGCGTAAACACGCCGGTCAGAAAATCAATAAAGCCACCAAAAATTTGTTTGACGCCATCAATAACATCGCTGACATAGGTTTTCGCCAGTTCAATGATTTCGTGGAAACGTCCGTTTGTTTTTCCGTCCAGCCAGTCCAGCATACTTGTCAGCCCCAGTTTGAACCAGTCAAAAATGCCAAACACAAAGGTTTTTACGCCGGTAAGCATTTGGATTACCGACTGTTTCATTTTCTCTAAGTCGCCTGTCAGTATGCCGGAAATAAGACCAAGCGTACCCTGCACAATGTTCTTGATGCCAGTCAGCATATTTCCCACCGGAGTACCGGCAAGGCCGCACTTTTCTATGATGGTGTCTATGATCGCTCCAAAGATATACCCCACAAAGTCCAGCAAATCGGCCAGCAAAATACGGGCGTGGTTTACAAAGTTGATGATGTTGTCCAGCGCCGCGCCCCAATCCCCGGAGAATACGTTGCCGATATACCCGGTGACATCCTTAAACAGGTTTACAATGTCCTGCCCGATCTTCTTGAGCTTGTCCGCGATTTTATCAAGAAATGCGAAATTTGCCGCCGTGCTGAAATCCGGTAGAATAATGCCGGACCCACCGCCGCTTTCGCCGCTTAACTTGTTGATCTCATCAAACGACGCAAGCTGTTTACTTGCAGACTTTGCCGCGCCGCCAACGCCTTTATATGCGTTCTTCTGGTCGTTTAGGGCCTTTGCCGCATTGGCGCTTTCTTTTGCCGTTGTTCCAAATAGTGCGGATACAATATTCGCGATAAACGAAACCACCGTAGCCAGTACCTTAACCAGCGCAGTAAACGCCGGGATGATGATCTGCACAAGCGGCTGTGCCAGCGTCAGTAGCGCACCCTTGAGCTGCGCAATAGCGTCCCGTGCTTCGCCGTTTACGGCCACCACGTCCGCCAGCCAATCCCGGAGGGCCGCCAACGCACGGGCAATGATGGTAAAGACCAGCGCCCGCTTTGCCAGCATTTTTACGCGCTTTGTGAACGCCTCCATGCCCTGGGATGCTTTGTCTAACCCTTCTTGTATTTTTCCTGCGTTCTTGCCGGTATTGCCAAGCTGCTTACCTAACTCACCGGCCTTTGCTTTCATTCGGTCAAGATTGTCTGTACTGTCTTTTATTCTTTCATCTTGCGATTTCAGTTTTTCGTCCATTTTGTCAAATTCACTTTGTATGGACGCGACTGTCGCCTCTTGTTGCTTGATGGCATCGCTGGTAAAAAACTCGCCGCTGTTTTTCATCTGATCCAACTTCGCTTTTGCCACATCAAGCTGTGCGCCAACATTCCTAAAGTCACTTGCAAAAGCGTCTCTTTTTGCTTTTTTGCTATTAAGTTTTTCCTGTAACGCATCGATCTTTTTGGACAGCGCATTAAGTTCTCGCTGCGCCTGCTTATCGTCAATTTCAGCCTTGATGATAACGGAGCCGTCCCCGTTTGCCATATAATCACCTACTTGCTTTTATGGTATTTATGTGGTACTATGAACAAACCACAAAAAACTTCTTGGAGGGCGGAAGAAAATGGACAAAATGACTAAGTGCAAGACCTGCGGCGCAGATATTGCAAAATCTGCGAAAGTGTGCCCTGCCTGCGGGGCCAAACAGAAAAAACCGGTTGTGCTGATCGTTATAGCTGTGTTTATTGCTATCGGCATTATTGGCACTGCGCTTGGCGGGAACTCCCCAGAAAAGGTTGGGGATACAGGCGCAAAAGGCGGAAACGGATCAACTGCTCCGCAGAAAACGGAATTTGCAGTTGGTGACGTTGTCTCCCTTAAAGACATTGAAGTCACATTTGTGTCTTGCACCCAATCAAGCGGAGAAGGTTTTTACACACCAGACAGCGGCAACGTTTTTCTATTTTGCGAATTTGCCATTGAAAACAAATCCAGCAAAGATATTTCCATAAGCTCTATAATGTCCTTCGAAGCGTATGTCGATGACTACTCCACAAACATGAGCATGACCGGCACATTAGCCGCAGACAAAGGCCAAATGGACGGCACTGTTGCAGCCGGGAAAAAGATGTCTGGCGTAATAGGCTACGAAGTCCCCGCCGATTGGAAAAAGCTTGAAATCCGTTTTACCCCGGACTTTTGGTCTGGCAACGACATTACATTTATTGCAAATCATTGACCGCCGCGCAGCCGCCCTCCGGG